AAGTGTATTTTTGGGGGTGGGTTTTCTTCTGTTTGCACCTCCTTTGTACCTTCGGGTCTTCGTAAATCTTGCGGAGGTACGACCAAAGGTTGATATGAGGGAACATCTGCTGTAGGGAGAGGTAATGAAGGGGTTTTTATTCGTACTGAATCTGGCAATACGATGGTGGGTAACTCCACCTAGATTTCTATAAGAGGATCTACTAATGTATAGACCCATCCTTTAGTGTTATCTTTTTGATATAAGTCTTCATCCCACTCAAATATTTCTAAATCAAAGGTGTCATCATGAACTTTAGGATGAGGTATAGGAGGTTGCCAAATTAAATGTTCATCAAGTGTCCAATCTGCACCCGGTTTAGCTGCACAAAATATATCTTTTTCTTTATCATAAATACCACCTATCATAGCATAGTTACCTCTAAAAGGTGTACCAGAATCTGGTTTACCGTCTAGGTCATAGTGCTTATTATTGTAAGTTTGACAATCAGTTTTAACCCACTCAATGTTTTCTTCAGTGGGTAAACTATCTATAAAATCTTGTTCAGCAACAATAATATTTATAACCGTACCGTTTTGTACTTGTGCAAATAGTGTCATGATGTATATGTCCCCGAACTTGTAAATGTATGGTAGGTATATCCACCAGAGCTAGTAACAGTACCTCCAGAACCTTTTTGAGATCCAGAGTATCTAATAATTACAGTACCACTACCACCACTTCTACCGGTTGCATAGCGATCTCTATGTGCAGTACCTCCGTTTCCTGTACCAGCTGCACCGTTGGAACCTCCACCACTAACGCCGCCACCAGCTGCGTAGGTATTTCCATTTAGCCAAGTGCCACTGAGTCCACCTCCGTTTCCGCCTCTACCAGATTGTGCTCCGGCACTACCGCCGTTTCCTTCAGAGGGTGTGTAACCACCAGCGTTTCCGCCACCACCAGCTTTAGATCTAGGTTGGTAGTACCAACTGTAGCCACCGCCACCGCCAGAACCACCACTGCCGCCAGTTTGACCGGGGCCTGAGCCACCGCCGCCTCCACCGCCGCCAGTAGATGAATTACCGTTAAATGTAGACGTGCCACCAGAACCACCACGGTTTCCGTTACCGTAGCCACCAGAACCACCGCCGCCACCAACTGTGACTGACATGTTATTTCCGGGTGTAATAGTTGCTGTAAAAGTACGGTATCCACCAGCACCGCCGCCGCCAGAACCTTCGAGGAAGTAACTATTACCACCAGTTCCGCCACCGCCAGCTACAACTAGATATTCAATACTATAAGTGTTAGCAGTTCCATAAAAGTCAGCAGCTAGCTGTATTTCACCAGAACTAGGTGCATTACCTTTTCCATAATATTCAGAGAGTTGGTGAGGTTGTGACCCACCGAACTCTGTTGCTATATCATTTAATGAAATCTGACCTGATCCTTGTAATGGCATTACTTAGCCTCCAATACTTTTATTCTTGCTGATAAATCTTTTACTGCTTCGATTAGTAAAGAAGTTAAACCACCATAATTGACAGCTTTAAATTCAGTACCATCTGTGTCTGCAACTACTTTTACAACTTGAGGTAATACTTTTTCTACATCTTGAGCTATGACACCAGCACTTTCGACATCATTTTTCTTCCACTTAAATGTAACACCTTTTAGTGCTTCTACTTTAGTCACAGCATCAGCAACAGTTACTACGTCTTTTTTAAGATTTTCGTCAGATGCTGTAGTTGATGAGTAAGCATAAACATCTCCATCTGCATGGAAGTCACCGTCAGATTCAAATCTAAACTCGTTATTACCAGCTATGTAAAGATCTAATCGGTTGTTATTTGTAAATTGAAAATGATCGTTAGAATCATAACCTATCTGTGCTGTTGTATGTATATGCTGTCCATTTAGTGCAGATGCTATTTCTGCTCCTGTTTGGTCAGCAGTAGCTCCAGCTTCTATACCATCTAATTTACTGTGATCTGCGTTGGTGAAGTTTTGATCTGTCTGTGATGCAACAGCGAAGTCAATCTTTCCAGCACCGTCTTGATAAGTAACAGTAATACCAGATTCAGTATTGCTAGAAACCATTGCTCCCACAATGTCTTGGACTTGTTCGTTTGAGAGTTGAGTATTAGCAGTAACGTAACCAGCACCGTTTGTAAGCTGATTATTGTTAGTGACATTAGTAGCAGAAGCAGCAATTCCATTTAATTTAGACAATAAAGCGTCTGTAAAAGCATTTGTATTACTGTTAGCTTCGTATGCTGTTTTTATTTCTGAATTACTTTGATCTGCGGTTGCTCCACTCTCTATTCCATCAAGTTTCGACCCATCAGATGATACATCTCTTCCGTCAACTGTATGACCAGAAGCTAAAGTAATGTTACCGTCTAACACGTCAATACCGTTACCAACGTCTAAGTGACCAACTACATCAACGTGTCCATCTGCATTTACACGTAATCTATCTGCACTATTTGTCGAGTCATAAACTGTAAGAACACCATCTATGTTTGCTAATTGATAGTCTGGGTTATTACCAGAGTCTATAAAACTTACTTTAGGTTGTTCGTTTGTAATAGTTACATTACCTGTAGTATTAACATTGCCAGTAGATGTAATTATCCCTGTTACGTCAATACCAGAACCAACGTCTAGGTTGCCAAGTACATCAACATGTCCATCAGAATTAATTTTTATTCTAGTTGCAGGACCAGCATCTGCATCTTGGAAAAATAAAGCACCACCTTCACTAATTATTCTATAATCTGGGTTTCCGTCAGATTCTTCAAATTCTACCATCGGTGAAGTAGAATTTAAAGTTACCTTTGAGGTAGTTGTAGTTCCAGTTGTAGTTGTATTCTGAGATCCAAAGTCAGGAGATATCTTAGTTCCAGCTATTGCAGCAGATGCGTTAACGTCTGCGTTTACGATTGTACCGTCTACTATGTCTGCGGATTCGATTGTTAAGTTACCAGATACGTTAGCATCTTGTATCTTAACGTCTGATGGTAGTGTACCAGCAGCAATTTTACTTACTGCTATAGCGTCGTTAGATAATCTACCAGCAATAGTAGAGGACGAGACATTAGCCAAGTCCTCTGCTGCTACTGGATGACCACCAGCTGTTGAGCCGTCATGTACGACAAGTGTCTCTTTGTCTGTATCTACAGTAACTTCACCTTCGGCTCCGGTAAAGCTACTATGTTGCGTGGTAGTCCCACGTCTTAATTTTAATAATTTTGCCATTATGCGATTGACCCGAAGTCTAGAGTTAAGTTAGTTGTTGTAATTACGTTAGGAGCAATAGTCTGTCCTGATATCAGAGCTACGATTTCTGATGCTGTTTGATCTGCTGTTGCATTTGCTTCTATACCGTCAAGCTTTGTACCATCAGCAGCCACATCTCTACCATCAACTGTTCCAGATACAATAATGTTTGCGTTGATTGTCTGGCTACCAGTAAATGTATTAGCACCTAAACCAGCTAAGTTACCGGTAGCTGTAACACCACCTTGGAATGTAGACCCGTTGTGTACTCTTAATTCGTTAGCAGTTGTGTCAAAGTATAAGTCACCAGCAGCTAGTGCGTTACCAGCACCATCTGTCGAAGGAGCTGAAGATGCTATTTGATATGTACCAGCAAAACTGTTTACATTGTTTATATTACTTGCAACTGTATTTACATTAGATATAGAACCAGATACAGTGTTTATGTTAGTAGCGTTAGATACTGCACTATTTATATTAGTTGCATTACTGTGCACACTATTAACGTTAGATATATTTGATCCTACTGCGTTAACATTAGATATAGACCCGGCTACTGTATTAATATTAGTTGCGTTGCTAACAACACTATTTATATTACTTGCATTAGATACAGCTGAGTTTATATTACTAGCGTTCGATACAGCTGAGTTGATATTAGATGAGTTACTATTAACAGCATTGATATTAGTAGAGTTGTTTGCAACTGCGACTATGTTAGTTACATTATCAGATACTGTCTTGATTGGGTCATCTTTAACTGTAATAGTATTACCCATACCACTGTGGTTTGTACAGTAGTATATAAAACTTGTTGGCTGTGACTCAGGTACTACAAGTTGGACTTTTGCACCAGCTTGTCCTTGAGTGCCAGTAACAGTAACACCAGTATTATAAGCACTACCTCCACTTGAGAAACGTAGTGGATGGTTTGCGTTCGATGCGTCACTTACGTCAAATGTATATGTCCAGCCTTTATATAGTGTTAGTGCAGGCTTATCTACACCATCAATTATAAACTTACCAGTTGCAGCTGTAACAGTAAATGTAACTTCGTCTTCGATCGTATCTGCTACTATGTCAAGTGAACCATTAGAGCTACCTGTAGATACAGCACTAGTAATTAGACCTAAATCTTCGCTGTATGTTATAGCACCTGATACGATAGCTACGTCGTCAAGAACTGACTGAGATGGTGTAATAATAGAAAATGCACTACCAGTATAAACTTGTAAGTTGTCGTTAGAACTATCAAACCATAAGTCACCTTCTTGTAAAGATGTACCATCATTTCTTTGTGTAGGTTCACTGCTAGATATAATATATAAATCTGCAAAGTTGTTTATGTCAACTACGTTTGCACCAGCGTTAACAATATTAGTAATGTTCTGTGCAACAGTATTAACTTGTGTTGCTATAGGTACTAATCTATGAAAACTATAGGTATGTAATGTAGATGTTGATTCTACTAAGAAACCAAAGTTTTGAGGTATTGTCGGTGCACCAGTAATAGTAACAGTGTTTCCTGTACCAGCTCCGTTAGGTATGGTTATAGTTCCACTACTTGGAGTCAGAGTTGCAGTTGTAGCTGCAATACTTAATATAGCTGACTGTCCTGTAGCTCCCTGTGGGTTAGTTGTTGGAAAACTAGTTTGGTTTGCAATAGCTGTAAAACCACCAACCTCGTCAATAAGGTCAATAATTCTAGCGTTGATAGCAGCAGTTGTAGCTACAAATGCATCTGAGTTAGACCAAGTTTGTCCACTAGCAATAGTTTCTGAAGAATCCTGTCTAAGGAATCTAGCTTCAGATTCTGTCTCTGTGTAGTATCTACCGTCAAGAGCACCGTTTGTAAGTTCAGTTTCTGTAAAGTATCTGCTATCTGTAGAGGTAGTGTTAATCTCAGACAAAGTTAACTTGTCAGACTGTAGTAAAGTTTTTATCTCGGCAGCAGTCTGGTCAGCTGTAGCTGCTGTTTCTATGCCAGCTAACTTGCTTTGTTCTGCATCACTAAACTCGTTAGTATCTGCATTAGCTTCGTATGCAGTTTTTATTTCTGCATTAGTCTGGTCTGCTGTAGCACCAGTTTCAATACCGTTTAGTTTGGTATGATCTGCGTCAGTAAAGACATTACTATCATTTGCATTTTCTACAGCAGTTCTTATTTCTGCGTCTGTCTGATCTGCTGTGGCTCCAGCTTCTATTCCGTCTAACTTTGTACCGTCTGCTGCCACATCTCTGCCATCTACAGTTCCGCCTACAACTATATTACCAGTTGTGGTTACAACTTGTGTACCAAAATTTGGATTTATTTTTGTACCAGCTATTGCTGCGGATGTATTTATGTCAGCATCAACAATACTATCATTAACAATACTTGCTGAAACAACAGAGTTGCTTGCAAGTTTATCTGCTGTAACAGCATCGTCTGCTAGCTTAGAAGTAGTTACATTGTTATTAGCTATCTTAACTGTAGTTACGCTACTGTTTGCTAGCTTATCTGTTACAACATTAGAGTTAGCAATTTTAGCTGTAGTAATTTGACTGTCTGCTATATGCTCTGTATCAATACTGCCAGCAACATAATGCTCAGAGTTGATAACATCGTTTTGTATATTGTCTCCATCAATTACATCATTAGCTAAGTGTACATGATCTATAGAGCCATCTACATAGTGTTCAGAGTCTATTTGATTGTCAGCTATTAACGCATTAGTTATTTGGTCAAGACCTATATGTTGTGTATCAATAGATCTATCAACATAATGTTCTGAGTTAATCTGATCGTCAGCTATTAGTGCACTTGTAATGTTATCAGCCGCTATCTTAGCAGTAGTAACTGCCCCATCTTTAATATCACTTGTTTCTATAGCTTGATCGGCTATGTCATAGGACTGTATAAGATTAGGTATTTGTTCTTCTTGTGCCCTGTATAGTAGCTGTACTGTGTTGCTATTTAAGTCAGCTGCTTTTACGGATGACCCTGCTGTAAATGTAGCCTTAGCTGCTTCTACATTAGTGTCACGATATATACGTATTTTTTCTGGATCGGATGGTATATTACCTGATGTAAATACTACATCTCCACCACCTGTTGTAGTGTAAGGAAATGTTCCAGTAGTAGGAATGTTATAGTGGTTGCCTGCTGTTTTTAGGACACCATCTACACGTACTTTAACATCAGAGGATTGTATTGAAGGGAAGGTAAAGCGTTTAGTCGCATTATCATCCCCAGTGTATTCTACGAATGTTGTTGCCATTTATTTGTATATGTTGAGGAGGTCATTTGACTGTACCTTTTTAAGATACTTCTGACGTTTTGCTTCTTGCTGTTCAGCTATAACTTCAGCTACTTCTGGCATTTCCATTATTGATGCCCAAGCTTTACGTCTTGCTTGTTGAAATATTTGGTCTATCTTACCATTGTGCCAGTAGTTACGAGCATCGTACTGAGCTCTCTTACCGTCACGTATATCTTTACGCATAAGTTCTAAAGATGCAATAGCTTTTGGATCTTTTGCTAACTTGTTTAATTCAAGCTCTATATTTTGATCTCCTATAGCTTTTTGAAATAGTGATCTAATACGTGGTGTATCAGTTAAGTTAGTACTATCAGGAGCATAGTATGTAGAAAGTCGTAAATCGTAACCACTGTTAAATAAGAACGATCTACCCTCGCTTTGTTCTAGTGTTAAAGTAACAGGACTAAACATATTAAATGCTCTAGTTAAGAAGTCCCAGTTGTTGATAGGCTTACCATTTAGCATATCATACTTAATAGGAAGCTGCTCACTTGTTAGAGTTTCACTAATTAGGTTTCTGTTTCTTAATGACTGATCTATACCAGATCCAATCTCACGCATGTATGGTACAAATAATTTACCCATTTCATTACGTAGACCAGCTAGAGGTACAGAGTTATTTACTAAACCAGCTATAATTCTATCAAACTGTCCCGGTCTACCAGCAAACAAATCAACAAATGACTGTATACCAGCAAGATAAGACTTACTTGTAATTGCTTGTGCAACTACTAATGATATTTTTTGTAGCTCTCTTTCTGTCCACTCTTCACCCATAAGTAAACTTGCGTCACCTACGTCAGCGATCGTAGACATAATTAAGTTAAAAGGTTCAAAGGTATCATAGCCTACACGTACAGCTCCAAGCTTTATAGTTCTTGGCTCAAACTTAGAGTCTATCCATAGC